CCGTGCGCCTGGTCAGATCGAGCGTATAGCCCTGAACATAGCTGTGCGTGTGATCATAGCCGCTCGCGGTGGACGGCAAGAGATTTGCTTTCACGATACGGATACCATGATTATTAGATTGCATCGTCATCACCTTTCAAAATTGACAGGCGCGCTTTAGTAATGCGACAATCATACCTGTCTGATAGAGGTTAGGAGATGGTATCCAGAAGCCTCAGAAACTTGGGATACCATCGCAGATGATCACTCTCCAGGGTACGCTCGGAATTTCTCTGCAAAGAAGCGGCGTTTTTGCTAGTCAGCGTAGACAACACCTTCGAGATCGGTATACTTTATAGTCGGTTTGCCCCGGCGCTCCAACTCACGGTTGATAGCTTCGGTGATCTGACCCACCTTTGCCCGATACACCGCATGTCCACCCATAGCGCGAATCAGCGTATTTTTGTCTATACCTGCTTCTTTCGCCATGTACAAACGTGACCAGCCAAACTCTACGCGATAGTCATCTATCGTCATATTTGCCCTTTCAAGAGTATCTTTCGTACAAGATACAATAAATTTGTCTTAATGTCAATGACTTTAGGTGACTATATACCAGAGTGGGTGAACTTAGGTGATATTTACTCTTTCTGCTGACAACGAGCTTCCAACCAGGCCAGATATTCCTTAGCTCTCTCTTCGCCGAGCAATGTCAGACCCCATTTCAGTTCTAAAGACAGAGTGCAAAGCGTTTTGGGACTTGCAGCATAAATCCGCTTGATTAGTTCAGAGATTGAAATTTGAGATGTCTCCATGTTCTACCTCAAAGCATATTTCTATGTAGATTACCTTCGGTATTTAGATGCACAAAATCTCAAAACATTTACCCCATGCAAAATGCATTTCTTACTAAAATCATTCCAAATTTTCACATTTCTCATTAATCTTTCACATTCTGGCATTATTATGAAATTCATTTCATATTGATGTATATGAGGAAATGTGGGATAATGCTGGATGCCCAAACAGGGACAAGTAGAAATTGAGGAATTATTATGAGTGAACAAAGAGAACCTTACAAGCTCGACTCAGAGCCAGAGCAGGCAGCACCAGACCCAATCATGCAAGATGTACACAGGGATTTGATTCGCGGACTGGTCGATACCATCGTGGCCTATCCCGACTGGTTCGCCGGGCTGCTGGAAGAGCACCAGGCGCAGAAAATTACACAAGCCATTAAGATCAGATATCCGGGTCTGTAATCGATTCCATCAATGTTTTCATGAAAATATTGACATAGAGATTATCGGTGATTTATCATTGCCCGCAACAACGACCCCGCGACGGGCAAAAAAATAAAAAGGAAAACCGCCGCTCTCGCTCACTTGGAAGGTCCGCGAGAAACGACGGTCACAAATCTGTTATGACGAGAATAACAGGTCTGCAATCGCATGTCAATCTAGCGATTGAGATTGATCAAAAAGTCCTACAGCAGTTGCGCAATTCATGCTATCCTATCCGCAGGAGGTCAGCATGAGCGCAGCGCCCACCATACAAAGCACTTCCAAGCCGTCCATACAGAAGTATGGCGAGATCCTTCTGCGCGGAGGATTCGACCAGGTTCCACACAGCGTACAAGCTTACCTGAACACGCTCGGCCTCTGCCAATCAGCAAAGCTGCTCATCTTCGCGCTGCTCTCCTATCTCCGCGAGTTTTCTCAAGAAGTGTTTCCAAGCGTCAAAACGCTGGCCGATCGCATTGAGCGCAAAGAGCGCAGGGTCAGGCAGCTCACCGCGCAGCTCGTAGAAATCGGCCTGGTCGAAAAGATCGAGCGATTTGGAGAGCACGGCCAGCTATCCAACGGCTACAGCCTGGTACCGATATTTCGCAAGGTGGCGGCGTGGAAAGATAGCCAGGTCGCCGAGCAGCTCGCCCAGGAGGAAGCCGAGCGCGATATGCCGTTTGTGCCAGCCGACCAAATCGACGAGGCTGCTATCGCACTGGAAGAAGAGTACGGCCAGGGCGAGCCGAAGCCACGGACTGAGCGCCACCACGCGCAACGACTGCGCACGCGCTGGGAGAAGATGAGCGGCGATGGTCACGAATGGGATTGCTTCGCTGACATGGTGATCGAGGCGAGCAACCGGACAGACGAGCGACGGAAAAAGCCAACAACGACACGGCAAGCTTTCACGAAGCTCATACCATATTTCTTCTCATCGCTGGACCATCTGATCAGCAAAGCTGGCCCATCGCCAGCCAGGCCAAAGCCAAAAATGGCGGCCAGCACAGCAGGCGCATTGCCAGAGAGCGCCAGGCGGGAGACACAGAGCGAAGAAGGAACAACGGGCGTGCAGACGATGGCTCAGAGAAGAAGGCAGAGGGTCCAGGCAGAGGCGAACGGGCAGCGACGAGTCAGGGCCTCGGCGAAGATAGAGCAGCGTATCAAAGATCTAGCTCAGGAGTTCCACGATAGCGCCATCAAGAGCAGCATCCAACGAGCCGCAAACCTCATGGCAGACGTGCAGATAGACGAAACGCGAATGCTCGACCTGATACAACAGGCCCGCGAGGTTGCACAGAAGCACCAGGTACAGAAGCGCAATCAGGGACAAATCAACCGAATGCCGTACTTCTTCTCAGTGCTTGAGCAGAAAATAATGCAAAATATGGAAAATTAATAAAAACATGCAAAATTTGCAAAACAAGCTATACTGTAGATATACCGATTCCTCTATGAAGAAAGGCCATTATCTATGGTAGACCGCATTTGTGAATGGGCGCATCAGCGCATGGAGAAGAAGGATTTTATCGTCCTCGATACAGAGACAACGAGTCTGGACGGGGAAGTCATCGATCTGGCTATCCTCGATGCCGAGGGAAAGGTACTATTCGATAGTCTGATCAAGCCAATGGAAAGAGTGACCGCGGAAGCGAGAGCAATACATCATATCAGTGATGAGATGCTAGCCAGAGCGCCGAGCTTCGCGGAAGTGTGGCAGACAATTGCGCCACTTTTTGAAGATCCCAAGCAACACATTATCACATACAACGCGGCCTTTGACCGCTGTATGCTGCTCAACAGCGTGTGCGCGGCAGGATTAGACGCCATATCGCTCAAAGGTACATGGTCATGTTTGATGGACCGCTATATGCGCCATATCGGACGGTCACGATGGCAGAAGCTGGAAGAGGCGTTACGCCAGCAGAAGCTGCCAGCAAGCAACACACATCGAGCGCTAGCAGATGCACAGGCAGCGTACTCGCTCTTAGCGTGCCTGGCAGCGAAGCATGAGCAGATTGAGACGGAGAAGGCGCAGCCGCTCACCAGTCATCTCGGCGATAGCTCGCTCATCGGGGGACAGCAGTTCAAGCGCATCATCGGGGCGCAGGATGAGATGCTGGAGTATCCGAGCGCGAGGACGGAGCCATTAGTTCTTGAGCAGTGACCTGGTTACGCTCATCGAGAAATCGCAGAGAGAACTCGCAGGGATGCGAGCATTTCATCAAAGCTATCTCGACCGGCGGAAAGCACAACGCATCCACACCGGCACAGATGAGATTATGGAGCAGCACCAGGCGCAGATTCCTGTAATCTTACGAGCGGTGGCAGGAGGTTGGGAAGGATTACGGTGGTACATGCCACCAGAGACGCAGCCAGAGTAAGCACCAGGGAGCGCGGCCACTATCAACGTGGCCGCGCTTTTTATACCAACCAGCGAGAAAATATGATCGGATGTCTATTTGTCAGGACATGATATACTTAATAGTAAGAGTACGTTACATAGCATACTCGACCACCCGACGACCCCCCTAGGGAGCGCGTTAACAGACGGTATGCTTATCGCTTTCCTGATCCGTCTAACAACGCGCTCCCGCCCACACTCACGGAGCATAGGAGTATGAGCATAGACGAGAAATTCACCAACATAGCGGACAAAGTGACAGAGACAGTAGGACGATGGTTTTTCACTGTAATCTCGTTTATGCTTCTCATGATCTGGATACTCTATGGAATGCTCTTTATTGCCAACTGGTTCACATCAGCAACCTGGAATTTCCCACTTAACACGATAACCACTGTAGGAGAGTGGTTCATGGAAGGGCTTATATTAGCCGCCGCCAACCGAGTTGAGAGACGTAACAATATGCTGCTGGAGAAAATAGAGAGCTTGGCCGAGAAGATTGAGGCAGAGGAGAGCCAGGAAGTAGCGGAGTTGGTACAGATAGATCAGCGTCTACAAGGGAAGTGAATGAGCCTGACCATTGTTCCCTGCACGCTGGCCCAGGCCAATGCGTATATCAATACAAAGCACCGGCACCACCAGCCGGTAACGGCATCGCGCTTCGCGCTGGCGGTCGCCGACGAGAGCGGCAAGGTCAGAGGCGTGGCGATCGTCGGGCTACCAGTGGCGCGAATGTATTGCCCTCCCCACGATCTCTATACAGCAGAGGTGCGCCGGGTCTGTACCGATGGCTGCAAGAATGCCTGTTCTCTGCTCTATGCCGCAGCGTGGCGAGCAGCACGCAACATCGGGTATAAACGGCTGATCACATACACATTGGAAACAGAAAGCGGGACGAGCTTACGGGCAGCAGGTTGGCACAAGGTTGCAAAGATAAAGGCACGCAGTTGGGATATGCCAGGAAGACGGAGAGCGAAGACGCCAGCCAGCGAGATCAGCAAATGGCGATGGGAAATAGAAGAAAAGCGGCCAGCGTTCGGAGATATCATCTTTTGATTTGAATCAGACGGGAGTACGTATAGAAAACCATATGTACAGACAAGAGATATACTGGAGAAAGAGGATATCGTTCGTCCTCACCTTTCTACTCAAAACGAGCCAGATGAAAGCCTGGCTCACCCACCCATAACCGAAACGCGCATGAGAAGAAAAACCGATCTGAACAACGCACTTCCGCCCGACCTGGAAGAACAGAAAGCACGCATCCTTGAGGAAGCTGCTCGCAGGATCGAGGAGCTCATCAACCCGACCGCATACGCCAGTAGCCCAACTCAAGAGGACTGGTACTGGGGGAGGCTTGCGACCGGAGGCGAAGAAGACTACTTCTGGCGCAGACTCAGCGATAATTGGTATCAAAAGGATGTGATTCCAAGCACTTATTTAGAGTTGCATAATCAATGTTATGAGGCATATAATGCAAATCCGTTAGCCTTTGCAATGGTCGAGATCACCACATCGTTTGTTTTGGGCAAGGGCGTGAAGGTAACAGCGAAGAATACCCGTGTACAACGCATCCTAGACGCGTTTTGGAATGACCCCGACAACCGCATGGAGAGCAGAATATACGACATCTGCCGCGAGTTGAGTCTGTACGGCGAAATATTCGTGCGTTTCTTCGTGAACACGTTTGACGGTACGGTCAAAGTCAGGATGATCGACCCTTCAATCATCGATCAGGTGGAGACGGACCCCGACGACATAGAGACGCAGCTACGCTACCATCAGCGCCCGATCGGACCATCGCCCACACAGAACGTCGATAGCATCAACATCATCAATCCCAACGTCATCAACGGCCAGAACCCCGGCGATCCCACCATGCAAGGCAAATGGTTTGAAGCTGGCACAGAGGTTGTCCACTTCGCCGTCAACAAAGTGAGCAATGCCAAGCGCGGCAAGAGCGATCTTGCAACCGCGCTCCCCTGGCTCAGACGCTACAAAGATTGGCTCACGGACCGCGTACGTATCAACAAGTATAAAGGCGCGTTTTTGTGGGACGTTAGTTTAAAGGGATCCGACGCCAAAACCAT